GACGAATTAAATATTGACGAATTAAATATTGATGAATTAAATATAGAGGAATTAAATGAACAAGAATTAAATGAACCAGAATTAAATGAACAAGAATTAAATGAACAAGAATCAAAAGAAGACAATGAATCAAAAGAGGACACCGACGAAGAAGATAACGAAATAGAGATTCAATTAGAAGAATTAAAAGCCCTAATAATACAAATAGAAAATAAAATAGACATTATCGAGAGTAACAATTCAAATATGATAACAACAAATTTTTTTATTAACAAGAAAAAATACAATGACAATTTACAAGAAATAAGTATTCTAAAAAATAAGAAAAAAGATTATGAAAAAAGTATAGAATTTATTTATAGATTACAAATTAGTATAAAATATTTTCAAGGTCATTAACATTCCAATATTCGCACGCTCCGTTTGGCAATGGTCTTTTGATAATAAAAGGTATTTTCTTTTGTTTTAATTCTAATTCAGCAATAATAATTCCATCAATTACATTGTCTGGTATCTTAATAAATGATTGTGCCCCCATATTAATCTGTTTAGCTCGTTGCCCTAGAATTCTCGCCCTTTCGTATTTTGTTAAAAAGGGTATTGTCTTATGCAATGGGTCAATAATTATATTGTTTGAATCTCTAATAATGACAGTCAATGTTTCTATTTCATCATAATTATGATGTAAACATTCTGGATGAACATCTACCAAATAATTTTTATTAATATCTATATCAAATTTTTGTAAATAATGTTCATCCGTTTCTTCATCATCATTATCCGAATCATTATCCATATTTTTCTCCTCTGCATTTATTTTACTCGACTCTTCTTCATTCTTTTTCCCCTTTTGTTTTTCATTCCTTTTCCCTTTTTTCTCTTCTGCATTTGTTTTCCCCTTTTTCTCTTCTGCATTCTTTTCTTCTTCAATTTCTTGTTGATAAACATCCTCAACATCATCCTCATCATCATCGTCAATCTCATCCTCCTCTTCATCTTCAGCATCATCATCATCATCATCCTCTTCAGCATCATCCTCATCATACACATCTGTTGCGTCAACAACCTCATTCACACCTTTCAATTTAATAAAAGGTTTGATTGTTTCTTGTTCGCTCTCAGAACCACTTTCGGATTCACTATTGGTTTCATCATAATCTTCGTTGTCGCTCATTATTTATATTATCTAAAGATTGTTTTAAATAATATAAATCAATTTTTTATTTAATGATTTTATTCGTGCTTACTTATTTGTTGATAAAGGTAATGATACAAATGCCAGATACAAATGCAATCACCTAAGAAGTGGTTTTCCAAACCGTGTCGCAAGTTGAGCAAATATAAACATATTTCATATTAATGTCGTCATATCGTATATATAATATTTCATTTTCCATCTCCTTTTTATTTGTTTCACACGTTGGATTTGGACATAAAATATTATTTAACCGTGGCAGTGTTGGGTCTAGTTTCGTATATTTATTAATAATATGTGAAAATGATTGTTCAGTTTGTTTTATTTGAGTTTTTAATACACAAACTGTATCAACTGTCAAACTAGTATCTTCATTGCCACATTTGCGACAATAATAAACCAGAGTATTTTCATTTTCAGGATTAATTCTAATATAATACATGTTTTGACAATTCGTGCAAAAGTGCATTGTTTGGATATAATATATTCTAATAATTTATTTTTAATTCAATTTTTTATTTACACCCTTGAAGATTTAAAACCGCACCTTTCGGTATAAAATGAAAGGAAACTTCAAGGTTTGCCTATTTCAAGGCATGTAAATTTTGATTTTGGGAATTCTTCTAAAAACCCTGATGAGTTATTGCTTCTTGATAAATAATTTGGTCGTTCTTTATTATTTATCGCATTATAAGCAATTTTATAAATATTTGTAGCACCATTCACATCTCTATTCCAATAACCGCATCCGTTCTTACAACAAATCAGTCCATGGACGATAATGTTTCCTCTTTTGTATGGTCTTGGATTTTCCATTACCATATTCTTCGCACAAATACCTATTTCACATTTGGAACATCTACAACTTGTTCTAAATTCATCAACCAAATAAGTTTGAAAACCTGCTTTTCTAAATAAAGTTCTCATACCTTTTCCTTTGGTTGCTTCCTTGTATTTCATTTGTTGTTTCTGTTCGTAATCGCCAAAACAAACTACTACTTCTTTTTCATTACCAAAAATGCGTTTGAAATTATTTAACATTTTCTGTTCGCTTTTCTTTGTATTTCTATAACTCTGTAATCGTAGTTTCCTGAAAATATATTTTTCGTAAAACTTGAATAACATACCATTTATTTCACTCTTCTTTTGTATATATTCCTTAAATTTTGATATGGTAAGTGATTTACGATTTAATTTTGATAATTCAGTTTCCCATTCTATAATTGTTTTGCCTTGTATTTTTTCTTTTTTCAATTCTAATTGTATTTTGGAATACTTCTTTTTCTTGGTTTCTTTTCTGCGTTGGTCTTGTGAATATCTAAACTTATTTGCTTCTTTATTATCATCATCTACGCAATAAATGAGGTCATTTTTTCCAGGGTCAATACCCACTATTTTCTTATTTTGTAGTTGTGAATAATCTTTTAGTTCATCAATATATTCTTCATTATTTATTCCTTTTTTCATCATAGGTAGTTTCTTACCAATCAGGTCTTTTCGTAATAATAACAAAGAACAACTAATTCCATCTGTTTCTATCATGTGGTGAAATTCATAATGCTTTTTATGAAAACATTTGCGTTCAGTTCTAAAAAAGAAATCCCAAATTTTATTTTCATTTCGTTTCAAATTTCCTTCTGTTAAATAATCACTTTTATTTCCTTGTTTTTTAGTCATAAGAAGATGCACTAATGTAGTTGTATCTAATCTTATATGTTTTGGTATAATTTCATTACGCATAGGAAATACATTACAAATTGTTTGTTCTTCTTTTTCTACTTGTTTCATCATTTTAATCATACAAGGGAAATAATCCATAGGACTACACATTAAATCATAATATAAATTTTTCTTGAATGTTTTAACTGGTATAATATGTTGTTTTTGTTGATTAATCCATGTATGATAAGAATTCTGAGATTTGTATTGTGTTGTTTCAACATTCAGTAAATCATTTTTGATTTTTCTTAACTGATTACATAATTTGTTTATTTTTGCATCTTTTTCTTTTTTGGTAATATTCAGTTTTCTTATTTTACTTATAATAAATTTCTTTTTCCAAACCACATTTACATATCGTTCTACATATTCTACAAAATGATTTTTAATGTTATTTTCATACATGGTAATAATATCAATTGTTAAATAATCCAAAATGGTATTCATATGTGTATATTCAAGGGTTTCCTTTTGAATAAGTGGTTCAAAATCGGTTTTGTAAAATGCTGTTAAATTATCTTTGAGTTCTTTAATTTCTTTCTTTGCTGGTCTGCCTTGTGGTTTTTCATTACACATAATTTTCATACACGAATTTACAAATACCTTATCTATGACAGGTAAAGTGTTATTTGTTTCATAGTAATTCAATAAGTATAATTTCATAAAAAGTAAAACATTAATTACTATTTTATTACAAAGAATAACAGCATTAGTTATTTTCGGTGTATTTATATCAGGATGTTTCAATACACTTTTCAAGGAAATTTTAATTCCTTTGAAAAAATCATCAGGTGGTTTTTCTTTTATAGACATCCCTTATAATATTCCTAAATATTTTATTTTTAAGTAATTTAACGAATAAAAAAAAAATTGAAACAAAATAATATAAAAACTATTTAACAATAACTATAAATATAAGATGTCCGAACTCATAAGATTAGGTGCAATTAATAAAATAACGAGTCAATATACAACCCCATCACACGCAAATAAACAGGATGAGTTTATATGTATTGATTGTGGAAATGATGTTATTATTCGTCAAGGAAAAATAAGGATTCATCATTTCGCACATTGTAAAGAAGACATAAAATGTAATTTTTATAGTGTTATTGAAAAAATTACATCATTTATGGATAAAGAAATAAACAAGTATAATTATCTCCCAAATAATTTCATGTTTATATTTCCAATTTTATCAAAAAATATATTCGCAACTATGTTAGAAACAAGAATCCAAAATTATTGGATTAATAAATTTAATGATATTGATTATCAAGAAGTATTGAAACAAAATGAGTTTTGGAAAGATAAAATTAACGATAATAATTTTTATAAATATATATATTTACATAAATCAGATGAAGGTAAATCAATAAATTTGAAAAAATCTGAAAACGCATCAAGGATATTATCTATACATGCATCAAAAGGAAATGGTTGTGAAGTAGTGTTTGTATTAGGAATTACAGAAGAAACACTTACGATATTTAGTAAAAAAAAATGTAATTTAGTTTATGACTCATTATTACATGTAGCAATAACAAGGCAGAAAAAATCAATTTATATAGGTATTGAAAAAAATAATGATGATATTTGTAATAGATTTACAAAATTAGGTATTGATGAAGATGAAGAAATACAACCAGGATTAGAATGTATAAAGTGTCATAATAAATTTTCAAAAGTACAAAATTACATAAATAATAATGATGATATATTTACAGAAATAAACGATAAAATTATAGAACCAAACAATTATAAAAAATTATTACCTGATAATGAAGACAAAAAATCTATAATAGATTGGGAACATCATATAGTTCGTTATGGGGTTTTGATATATAATCTTATGTTAAATATTATAGAAAATGAAGTAATAGAAAATGAAGTAATAGAAAATGAAGTAATAGAAAATGAAGTAATAGAAAATGAAGTAATAGAAAATCAAGAATATAAAGACCAGTTTATTACTATTTTAAAAAATTTATCTAACAAAACTATTTCATATTATAAGTATGGAAATTACAATAAAAAATTAAGAGAAATAGATGGTAACAATAAAAAAAGATTAAATAATAGTGAAATACCTTTATTGATGTTTGATACGAATGAAAATACAAAATATTATAAATATACAAATATCCTTAAAGATATTATGTTGAATATTCAAAGTAAAATAATATACTATTTACAAATAAATAGATTACCTCCTTTATGTCCTTTGGAATGCGTCGTATTATTATTTATGATTAGATTAATTGACAACGGTTCTTATTCTGATATATCAATAATGGATATTTATTCTATTATGTATTGTTATGATTCTTGTTCCAATGAAATAGATATGGAACATACAGAAAAAAATAAATGCATTTGTCATAATTGTTTTAATGAATGTAATTTTAATAATAATTCATATGATGAAATAAGAAAAAGTATAAAAAATCATTACAATAATGTAGAACATATTAATACAACATACTACAATTATAAAAAATACATAACTGACAAATTACAAATTGAAAATATGAAATATAATATATTTCATAAAATATCTTTTGGAAAGAAAAATAAAAATTTTACAATAATGAATGAATATACTATAATAGGACATTCTACAAATCATGTCATTTATTTTATAATTAAACCACAATTTAACGAACTAAATTTTAATAATATAATGTGTGAATCAATATTAAATAATTTTATGATATTAAATTGCACTTCTGATTATGAAAATAATTATAAAAGATATAATAATAAAAAAATATATACTTGTATTTTAACATTAGATTCAGTAGAACCAATATTTTATGAATTAAATATAGATAAAAATGATACATCAATGAAACAATCCATAAAAAATTATTTATTTACAACATACTCAGAACATCACGAATTAATATATAAATTTTATAAATATTGTTATAAAAATAAACCCAAAAATAAAAATAGTATAAATTTTACTATGGAAGAATTAAATAAATATGAAAAACTGCCACAATATATATCAGATTACTTTTACGACATTAGTAAAGAGTTAGAAATATGTGGTAATGATAAAATTAAAATAGAGCGTGTATTAATTAAAGTAAATGATATGGAATTATTTATTAATAATTTGAATATATACCTTGAAAAAAATGTTAATATATTTTTAGAAATGAATGAAGATGAAGTTATAGATTATTAAAACTATAAATGTGTGTTCTAATATGCTTACCATTTTCTGTAAATTGGAAATCTTTACTTTCAATATTATATTTTGTCTTGGTTAATTGTTTTATAATACTTAACCAAGGTCTTTTTATTTTACTTGGTTCGCCAACTGCTTTTAATCCATTAAACGAAAACCATTTTCTTATTTCAGGTATTAATTCCATGATTTTATTTTGTATTTCTTCATTCTTATCTAATTCATAAAGCGTATATGTATTCTTATTTTTCAAATCTAATATGGATATAATTTTTTCTATTATTTCTTCTTGTTCCTTTTTGTATAACTCACTCTTTAATCGCATAGGCATCTTAAATATACTTAAAATAACAAATAAATTTTAAGTATATTATTTATAAATTTTTAATTTCCGTTTTCTCGTAGATGGTTTCCTTATAAATTCTATTTTTTCATTCATTCCGTATGCGTGTTGAAAATAATTTTTATAATTTTCAGGTTTTACTTTTTCTATCGCATTTTCTACATTCTTTTCTAATTGTTCATAATTTTCCACATTTCTATTCTTTTTCATATAAGTTTTGATTTGATTAAAGTATGCCTCTATTGGATTGTTTGTTTTAGGTGTATAAGGTATCGCAAATAAATATTCATTACCACTTTTTGTAATCGCATTTTTAATCAATTCGTTATTATGACTTTTCGCATTATCCAATACTATCAAATACCCTTTATACTTTGGAAAAATATGTTTTTGTAAAAATTCCAAAAATCTTTCAGCAGTCATACCGCCTTTTTCATACATTTTCTTTCCTACTATTTTTGAATTACTTATTGCTACTAATAATGTAAATTTACGAAATACAAATTGATTACTGGTTTTTATTCTACATCTTCTTCCCAAATAACAACGACTATAAGTCGGATGCAACGCAGAACCTACACTTGTTTCATCTAAACAAATAATTTTGTTTAATGGATAATGTTTTATTTTTTGATAAAATGAATTCATTTCGGTTTGTTTATCAATTGGTTTCTTATATCTTTCCTTTGGGAAATGCTCGTGTCTTGTTCTTTTTCTTGTTTGGTTATTATCCCTAATAACATGCCCTAAATGTTGAGGTGTAATATCAAATGTAGGATATTTTTGTTTCATATCAAATGCTAATTCATTCATAGTCAATTGTTCGTTTTTCTTCAATAATTCTAATGCGGTTTTTACTTGTGGTTTAGTAATCTTATAAGAAATAGGTTTTCTGTTTCTTCTTGTAAGATTTTTGAATGTTTTATATCTTTTAATCCAATCTCGTAAAGTGGATTTTTTACAATCAAAAATTTTACATGTTTTCTTATATCCATCACCTCTATCATTATTTAGATAATATTTAACCGCAGAAATTTTATAATCTTCTGTCTTATGTTTAGTCATCTATATTATTTTGAGAAAAATATAAAAAAATAATATAAAGGGTGCGGTTTTAAATCTTCAAGGGTGTAAATCTTC